GCGCCTCCCGGCGCACCGATGTTGCCGCCCGGCCCCGGTGCGCCCGCTCCAGGCATGTTGCCTCCCGAGGGTGGGGTGCCGCCTGGAGCGCCCATTCCGCCGCCAGGATTGCCGCCGGAACCGTCCCCCATAGCGGGACCGGAGGCGATGGGGCCCCCGCCGGTTCCGCCAATGCCCGGCGGGCCGCCTCCACTCGATCCGACGATGGCCCCGCCGCCACCGCCGTTCGATCCCGGTCCACCACCGCCGCCGACCCCGTTCGGGGCGATCCCCGGGGCGCCGCCGCCGCCGATGCCCGGGCTGCCGCAGGCGGCCCCGAACCGGCCGCCGCAAGACGTGATCGAGACGGCCGCCTCGGTTATGGAAAAGGCGCTGGAAGTGGTGGTCGAGGACGAGCACTCCAGCGAGGCCATCAAGATGGCGGTCAAGGACGTGCTCTTGCCGGGCCGCGGCGTCTGCCGGGTGCGGTGGAAGCCGATAATGGAAGACCAGCCCGTCACCGCTGGCGACGGTACTACGCCGCTTCCCGAGGGCGGTGTGCCGGGTGCGCCGCCGCCCACCGAGCCGGTCAAAGTGTGGGAGAGCGTTGGCGACGAGTACGTTTATTGGGAAGACCTTCTCGTCGATCCGGTGCGGCAGGCGGCCGATACCGAATGGGTGGCCTTCCGCCACCTGTTCACCGAAAAGCAGCTTGAGGCTGAGTTTGAAGGCTCGCCGCAATACGAGCTGATGCGCGAAAAGGGCCGGCTCGGTGACCTCTATAAGTGGACGGAAGAGAGCGCGGCAAAGTCCGCGGTCGGCGGCGGCTCGCCGATGAAGTCGGCCGAGAAATTGGGCGACCACATCAAGAAGGCGATGGTCTGGGAGATCTGGTCGCGGCGCACGCGCGAGATCATCTGGTTCATCCGCGAGACGACCGGTGTCGTGCTGCGCGTCGATCCCGACAGCCTCAGCCTGGAGGGCTTTTTTCCAATTCCGGTGCCGATGCTGGCGATCAGGACCAGCGATACGCGGATCCCGCGCGCCTTCTTCGACCTCTATGCCCGGCTCGCCGCCGACCTCGATGAGACATCCGAGCGGATCTCGATGCTAACCAAGCAAATCAAGGTCAGGGGCGGCTATAACTCAGCCTCCCGCGAGATTGCCGGCATTCTCCGCGCCGACGACGGCAAAATGATCCCCGTCGATGGCGTGGATATGCTGACCGGCGGACTGCAATCGCACATCTGGCTGGTGCCGATCGATGTTTGGATGCAGGCGCTCGACAAGCTTTACCTCGCGCGTGAACAGCAAAAGCAAGCAATCTACGAGATCATGGGGATCTCGGACATCATGCGCGGTGCCACCAAGGCCAGCGAGACGGCCACGGCCCAGCGCATCAAGGGCTCGATGGGCGTCAATCGGCTCGATGACGCCAAGACCCAGACCGACAATTTCGTCCGCGATCTGTTGCGCCTCAAAGCTGAGGTGATTGGTCAGAATTTCTCGCCCGAGACGCTGGAGGCAATGACCGGCGAGGCGGTCACGCCCGAGGTCATGGACATCCTGCGCTCCGACTTTGGCCGCATGTGCTCGATCGACATCGAGAGTGATTCGACGGTTGCCGTCGATGAGCAGGCCGAGCAGCAGGCCATGGCGATGGTCATGCAGTCCGTCCAGGCGGTGATGCAGGGCGCCGTGGCGATGTTGCAAACCGGCCTCTTGCCGCCGCCAATGATCATGCAGCTCAGCTTAGAAATGTTGAAGATGTTCTTGCACCCGGTACGTTACAGCCGCGGCGTGGTCGAGCTGATCGATGAGTTCCAAGACCAGCTCAGCGCCCAAATCGGCATGATGGCAATGATGCCACCGGGCGCCCCTCAGCCAGGAGCCCCGCCGCCCCAGGGTGGACCGGGCGGCGCGCCGATCGAGAAGCCGCCGGGAGGACCAGGGGGCCGCCCACCGGGCGCTCCGCCACCCGGCGGCCCACCGCCAGGGAACGGTGCGGCTCCTCCACCAGTTGGTGCTCCGTCAGGGCTCTTTTAAAAGGAATAGTCCTATGGGACGTGAAGGCGAAGACGACAAGCGCGGCGGCGGCGAAGGCGGCCAGCAGAAGCCCGGCCAGGGCGGCCAGGACAAGCCCGGCCAGGGCTCCCCTAACCCTAACCAGCCGAGCCAGCCCGGCCAGGGCGGTCAGCGTTAACTGAGGCTAGGGGCGGGGCGGCGCCCCACCTTGCAAAGGAACAAAGCTATGGCGACCAAATACAGCGGCCCGAACCAGACCAAGGGCGACGTTAAGGAAAAGGACAAGTCGAACGACATCGATCCGCGCGAGCTCGATAAAGCCGGCAATGCCGGCGCTGAGAGCAAGGGGCAAGCCAAGGGCCACGACAAGCAGTCCAAGGTGCAGCCGCTGGAGGCTGGGGAGCACCTGCCCGGTGACTTTCGCGCGCGGGTCGAGAACACCGCAGCAGGTGACCTCAATCAGGATCCACGCGAGCCTTATCCGACAGGCAATCCGCCCGACCCGCGGGAAAGCTTCTTCCGAATGAACGGCTACTACCAAGACGACAAAGATCGGGGCCCTGGCGGCAAGCGGACCAAGGCCGATCAACTCGACGCTGATCCCAAGACGTAAGGAGAAGACCGATGGCTTTGGCCGACCTCAACCGGGCACAGGACACGCCCCGCCCGACGCTTAAGCTGGCCGAAGTCCCGGTCAAGAATTGGCATCGCTATCCACCGCGCACGGCGGCGAACACGCCGCAATGGGTGCGTCAGCAAACCGCCATCGGCGGCGTCAAGGGCGACGACACCGACACCGCCACGGCCACGCTGCTCACCGATAAGATCCCGGCCAACGGCCCGAACACGGCGGTCGATTACGGGCCGCGCACGCAGGCCGCTAAGGCCACTGCAATGGGCACCACGCTGGCCAAGGACGTGACCAGCCCGCGCGGCTGGATCGAGCCGCAGGAGCCTTACGGGCCGGCGCCGGTCAGCCCGACCGACGATCCGACGATTACCAGCTTGTCGCCGAATACTATGGTCGCTGGCTCGACGCCGACCTGGGTGAAGATCACCGGCACCAAGTTCACGCCATTCTCCCAGGTCGAGACGGGCGGTGTGATCACTCCTTATAGTAAGTACTTGTCACCGACCCGCATCGACATGCTGCAAGATCCGCGCAGCTCGGCCGGCACGGTGGTGGTCAAGGTTATCGATCACGGCGTCAAGTCAGCCGGCAGCAACTTCACTTTCACATAAGGAGGCATGGATGGGCGATCCTGAATGGGTCTATGACCCGGCAGACCCTGGAAACTCACCCGCCTATCGGCCCCCCGAGACGGAGTGGATCGAGGGCGATCATCCGACCGAAAACCCCGATGGCGTCACCAACTCCAATGTTGATTACAGCCCTAAAACACAGGAGGAAAAAGCTGTCCTCTTGGGTGTGGAAATGGTCGATCCTGTAGAGGTAGCGCCCGAGGAGCCTTACGGCACCGACAATGACGGTGAGCCGCTCAGCGAGGGCGAGGCATTGGGCATGCTGATGCGGGTGCATTCGCCGATGGAACTGGTCCCGGAGAAGGACCGGCTGACGGCGCAGGAGCGCAATCTCAGGGCCGGCGGATCGATCGGCTTTGCCGAGCTGCGCAAGCTAAGGAACGCGCTTTAATGGGCCCACGGGATGTGGGGGTGCAGGCAGTCGCGATAGTCGACTGGCGCACCGGCAAGGCGCTGACCAATCAGCAGGCGGTGGCGCTCGGCAATCTCCAAGAGGCGGCCGAGGCGCTGTTCGATGCCATGCATCACGCGGACGGCACCATGCCTGGCGACGAACGGTTTGGCTCGCGGCGGATGTCGATCGCCGCGACCCAGATCGAATTAGGTCTGGAGATGGCGTTCAGAGCGGTGTTACAGCCGTGATATACATACTACGCAATGGCTCACTGGTGCCGAAAGAGAGAGCTGGTCCACCCGCCTTACGCTCCAATCTTCCGGCACCTTTTTTTGTCCGCTTTGAGGCAATGCAGAGCCCGGTAACGGGTTGCCAAATAACCTCCGAACGCCAGCGCCAGCGCGATATGACTGAGCACGGCTGCTTTGATCCGCGCGATTTAGGCGCCGGTCACCAATTTTCCAAGGGTCGCGATGTGCAGTTGAGGGAGGCACAGCGCAATGCCGATCGAGACAGGGATCAAGCCGGAACTGATGAACGGGGCGACGGAGCCGCAGGAGGCGCCGAGAACCCTGCGTGACATCGCAGAAGCCGCTTACGACAAGGTCGAAAGTGGCATAGATCCCGATAGCGGTGACGATGCTCAGTCACAACCCATTGACGGGGACGGCAGAGCGCGCGATGCTCGCGGCCGCTTCGCACCGAAAGGTGAGGAGCAGGGAGAAGCAGCCGCCGAGCGGCCCAGCCCCACCGATACAGCAGCAAGTGCTGCGAAGCCGGTCGAGCCAGCCCCTACAGGCACTCAGCCACCACAGCACTGGTCCGAGCAGGACCGCACGATGTTCGCGCGGCAGACGCCGGAAGCTCAAAGCTTCTTGCTCAGACGCCACACGGAGATGGAGCGGGACTACACGGCCAAAACCCAGGCGAACGCGTCGGCAGTCCAATTTACCTCCGCGCTCGCGCCAGTCTTTCAGGAGCCGACCTTATCCGGCCACCTGCAACAGGCGGGAATGTCTCCCTACGATGCCATCCAGCAATGGGCTGGAATGCACCGCAGGGCGCTCAATCCGGATCCGCGCGAGCGGGTCAATCTGTTGGTCGATATGGCGCAGGGCATGGGCTTGGACCCAGCCGCAATCTTCGCCACGAGCCGGCAGAGTGGCCCTGCTCTCTCAGAGGAAGAGCAGAAAAACCCTGCCATCAAATACTTCGCCGATCACCTCGGCCGCACCTCGACTGAAGTCCAGCAACTCCGAAACACTGTTCAAAATCTCGTCCAAGGCAACCAACGGGCTGCCGAGCAGCAACAGCTAAAGGTCACAAGGTGGGGAATAGACAGTTTCGCCGAAGAGAAGGACGAGCAGGGCAATCCTGCGCATCCGCACTTCGACGCCTGCCTGCCGCAGATCATCGAGCTGTTCCGAGCCAATCCCAACCGGGATTTGCGCGAGGCGTATCAAACCGCGCTGTGGATGCATCCAGAAACCCGACAGGCCCAGCTCGACGCTGCCGAACGTTCCCGGCAGCAGCGGGCAGCCAACGAGCGCGCGGCAATGGCCAATCGTTCGAACGTGCGGGGGCGGACGGTTCCGGTCACCGGCAGGCAGCCGGCTGATCCGAACAGACCTCGGAGCTTGCGCGAAGTCATTGAGAGTGCGGCCGACGAAATCGGCTTCTAGAGGCACCGCTGAGGGCGGGCCTCGTATAGGAGCCCGCCATGGCCGAACCGACCGTTAACCAGCTCGTCACCACGACGATCAATGATTACAGAAAAGAGTTCGCAGATAACGTCTCCAACAGCAACGCTATCCTGGCTTTGCTGCGCAAGGGCGACCGACACCGTACGGTTGAAGGCGGTAAAGCAATCGCCTGTGCGTTGAGTTACGCTGAAGAAACTTTTGCATGGTATGCCGGCACCGAGCTCTTGAGCCGGGCCGTCAAAGAGACGCTCAGCGAGGCCGACTACGAGCCGGCTAACGCGGTCTCCTCGGTCACGCTTTCCGGCCCCGACCTCGCCAAGAACCAGGGCCGCGCCGCTATTCTCAACTTGCTTCAGAGCAAGCTAGAAAATGCGGAATCGACCATGAAGAACAACATCACCAAAGCAACGTACTCAGACGGGACAGTAGCCAAAAGCTTTGCTGGTCTGAAAGCTTTCATTACTGACGATGGCACCGGCATTGTTGGTGGTATTAATGCAACAACGTGGCCCTTCTGGAAGAATCAGTTCCAGTCTATCGCGCGCGCTACTGGTCTTCAATACCCTGCTTTGAAGGCGGGAATGAACGCTCTATGGATGAAACTTGTGCGCGGCACAGAACATCCTGATCTTATAGTTGCGGATGCTGAAATTTATAGCACGCTGGAATCTGGAATGCAGGAAAACCAGCGTTATGCTGACGCCGATCTTGGTAAGCTCGGCTTTGAGACGCTCAAGTACAAGACTGCGGCAGTAGTATTCGATGGTGCAGCCACCGGATTGGTCGGTGGATACATGATCAATACTAAGTATCTTAAATTCGAGACTTATAAGGGCCGCAATTTTGAGATGCTGGACCTTCCCGACCAGTCTCCCGACATGGACGCAATCAGCCGGCACCTTGGTTTCATGGGGGCGCTGACGCTGAGCAATAGGGCGATGCAGGGCCGCATCCTGCTGACCGGCACCTGATCGAAAGTTGCGGCCCGCTCTCAAGCAGGGGATGGGCCGCTTCTTGGTGCAGACGGTGAGAGCTCCGCCCTGATCTCTTACCGTCTGCTCTCTCAGGGCATCGGGGCAGGAGAATAGCATGAGCGACAACCCCACCCTCGTCCGCTTCGTGGTCGGCTTTGAGCCCGATGGCGTGGCGGACGCAGACGGCATGCCGATCTACCGCGAGGTGATCAAGATCGTGCTTTCCCGGCCGCCATATCTGGAGCACACGCGGGTCGCCACCGAGGACGATTTCGAGAACGAGGCCGACGCCTACAAAATGTTCGTGCGCGAGCAGAAAGGTCTGAAGCGCAACGAGACGGACGGCTATCCGCTGGCGCTGTGGCCGGCGATCTCGCCCTCCGATCTCCAGAACTGTCTGCACCGCGAGATCTACACGGTCGAGCAGCTCGCCAAGCTGGCGCTGGGCGGCGCCCGCAACGTGCCGCCGCCGATTGTCGAGATCGCTAAGCGGGCGAAGCGGATGATCGAGCTCCAGAAGGAGACAGGCCGCCACGAGGCGAGGATCTCCGAGCTTGAAGGCCAGATCGGCGCGCTGCGCGAGCAAAACAATGAGTTTCGCGCTAAGATCGAAGGCCAGAACACGCTGATTGCCACCCTCCAGGCGAGGGCCGCCGCGTGATTAGCGTCAAGGAAGCCGTCAACCAAGCCTCCCGCGAGATCGGCATCACCCAGTTCGACATCTCGCAGGCGGTTGGGTCGCTTGATCAGGACATCAATCAAATGACCGCGCTGCTCCAGGCGGTCGCCGACGAACTGCTGATGGACCAGCCCTATGAGAGCGATCTGGGCGACGGCTATTGGCTGCTCGGCCAGGACGGCACCTATAAGACCAAGCCGACGCAGGACACCGATGTGATCCTGTTCAACGCGCGCTTGGCAATCAACGGGCTGAAGTTCCGCTTCCTCAAGGCCAAGGGATTGGAATTTGGCGAGGAGCTGCGCGACTTCACCACCACGCTCAACAAGCTGGCGGCGAAAGCCAATGCCGAGGTGATCGACCTCAATACCGATCCAGGGCCCGTCCAATGAGGATGATGCCGTCACGGTATCTCAGCAAGGCGCAGCCGGTTCTGGTCAAGCAGAAGGTCGCCGGCCAGATCCAGCATTTGCAGGCGCCGCTCAAGGGCCTGTCGCTGTCGTCGCAGCTCGTGGTTGGCGATCCGCTCAAGGCGCCGATCCTCGATAACTGGGTCGTGGAAGAAGATAAAATTAGAGTTCGCCCGGGCACCTTTTTGCGCCAGACCATCACCGGGCCGATCTCGACCATCATTCCCTATTACGGGATCCCCGACGACTACGCGCTCGCCTCGGGCTCAAAGATCTATTCCTCCGATGGCGTCGTCATAGCCAACGCCATGATGCGCGACGATTGGGCCTGGACGAGCTTCTCCAATCTCGGCGATCGCGACTACACCGTGCTTTGCAACGGTGCTGATGGCGTCTGGAGCTGGGACGGCGGTAACACTGCCGACCCGGCGACCGTGACGGTCACCTCGCTCAGCAACACCAACCCGGTGAAATGCACGGTCGCAGCCGCCGACATCGGCAAGTTTTCGAATGGTCAAACCGTGGTGATTGCTGGCGCGACGGGCGCGCTCGCGGTCTGCAACGGGCCTCACGTTATCGGCTCGGTCGGTACGCCCGCGAACACCTTCACTCTGGTGGGCATCAACGGCACCGCCGCGGGCGCGCCGCAGACCGCGGGCGTGACGGCCGATCCCCCGGGCTCGCTCGGCAAGGAGGCCGTGACCGCGCCGCCGGCCGAGGGCTGGATCGTCCCGAGCTTTTTCGACAAGTGCCTCAGCCACATGAACCGGCTGTGGTTTGCCGACAGCGCCAACCTCGCGGTCTATTACCTGCCCGTCCAGCAGAAAGCCGGGGTGGTCAATTTCCTGCCGCTCAATGCAATCTTTAGGCGAGGTGGCCACATCGTTGCAATCCATAATTGGACCCTCGATGGCGGCGGGGGGATGGACGACACCCTGGCGATTTTTTCCAGCAACGGGGAGTGCGCGATCTACGGCGGCACCGATCCCGATGCCGACGATTTCTCGCTGGTCGGGATCTTTCGCTTCGACAGCCCGATGTCGAAGAACAGCGTCATCAATTTCGGTGGCGACATCTACGTGCTGGTGTCGAGCGGGCTGCTGCCGATGTCGAGCATGCTGCGCGCCGAGGCCGAGCAGCTCGGCTCTAAGGCTGACAAGGATGTTTATACGGCGTTTTTGGATGTCTCGCGCGTCCATGCCACCGAATTCGGCTGGGGCGTCCTGCTCGACTACCGGACCGGCGCGGCGATCTGCAACCTGCCGCTCGGCGGCGGCAAGTATAAGCAGATGGTCCGGTTCATGCCGAACCCGATCTGGTCGAGCTGGTCGAACCTCAATGCCCGCTGCTGGCAGTGGGTCAACGGCCGCTCGCTCTACGGCACTGACGACGGCCGGCTGTTCGAGGTCAACAAGGACTACTTAAACGACAGCGGTGAGCCGATCACTGCCGATGTGCAATTCGCCTGGTCGCTGTTCAAAACGCCGGCCTACAAAAGCTTCCGCATGGTGCTGCCCTACGTCATCACCGATGGCACGCCGCGCCCGCTGGTCGAGATCCGCTGCGACTACGACCTGACCCCGCCGCAGAACTGGCCCGATATCTCCCTCAATGACCTCGGCGCGGCCTGGGACGTGGCCACCTGGGATGTCGATTATTGGGTGTCGCGGTCGCAGTCGATCGGCGAGTGGCAGGGGGTCAGCGGCGGCGGCCATGTCGGCGCGCCGCGGCTTAGGATCACCATCAAGGACTGCACCTTTTCGCTCGCGGCGATCGACGTGCTCTTCGAAGCGGGGGCGGCCGTATGATCAAGATCTCCTTCGAAGCTCCGCTGTCGCTTGAGGCGCTCGCCTTCCTCTCGGCCGAGACGGGCGTCGATTTCATGCGCCACGACACCTCGCGCTGGCTGTGCGCCACCGGCCGCAATGCGGACGAGATCGTCGGGGTCTGCTGCTTCGAGCCCTACCACTGGTTCGACTGGCACTACACCGCCGCGGTCACCGATCCGCGCTGCGTCACAAGGCGGCTGCTCCAGGCGCTGTTCACCGCGGTGTTCAGTCAAGCTGTCCGCGTCTCCGCGCTGATCGAGCCCGGCAATGAGCGGGCGATCAAGAACGCTGTGGCGCTCGGCTTTCGCTACGAAGGCTATGGCCGCCTCATGGTTGAGGGCAGCCGTGATGCGCTGATCTACGGCATGCTGCGCGAGGACTGCCGCTACCTGCCCCTCACCGCCTTCCTCAAGCCTGTCGATAGGCTTGAGGCCACCGGAGCATCTCTCGATGGCTAGCAGCCCGAAAAGCCCTGACCCCTATAAGCAGGCCAGCGCCGACCAGAAAGCGCAGTCAACCGCTGCACAGCAGTCTGCGATTATAAACAATCCGAATGAGTCGAACTACTACGGCAGTCAGAACTATTCGATTGCCGGGTGGGAGAAGACCATCGGGGCGGATGGTAAAGTCCAGTACACGCCCAGGTATAACAAGACCACGACGCTGTCAGACAGCGAGCGGGCGATCGCCGAGCAGGACAGCGCCACCCGCTACAACCTCGGCAGGACCGCGGCCGATCAATCGGGCAGGCTTAACGCCTATCTCTCCGAGCGCATTGACCCGTCGAAATGGCAGGCGTGGCAAATGACGGCGGCCCCCGGCGAGGTCCGCCAGGACGCCGGCCCGACCGACCGCGCCGCGATCGAGCGGGCGATGGGGGAGAGCTACCACCGCGCCGCCGATCCGCAGTTTGCAAAACAGGATACGCAGCTTGCCAACCGCGGCCTGAACCCCGGTTCGCAGGGTTACGGCAGCTTTCAGCAGGGACGCGAGGATGCCATGGGCGAGCAGGCCCGGCAGGCTTATCTCGCTTCCGGCAATGAGAGCCGCAACGCCCAGGGCGCCTACAATGACGCGACCCGCATGCGCTATGAGCTCGGCGCCGATTGGGCGAATCAAGCCAATACACTCAGGCAGGCGCAGGCCCAGGAGGCCGGCTGGCTCCGCAATCAGCCGATCAACGAGATCATGGCGCTGATGGGCGGCAGCCAAGTCAACATGCCCCAGTTCAGCTCGTTCTCGCGGCAGGGCATCGGCGCCGCCTCACCGGGGCAGTATGTGTCGCAGAACTATCAAACCAAATCTGCCGAGGCGAGCGCCTTCAACAAGGGGCTGTTCGGCCTCGCGGGCGCTGGCCTTGGTGCTTACGCCTCGTCCGATCGGCGGTTGAAGGAGGACATCGTCCCGCTCGACGTAGAGCTGGCCGGCGCCCCGCTCTACGCCTTCCGCTATCGCGGCCAGCCCGAGTTACAAACCGGCGTCATGGCCGATGAGGTCCGCGAGCTGCATCCCGATGCGGTGCATGTCGGCGCTGACGGCTTCGATGCGGTCGATTACGCAATGCTTCTAAGGAGGGCCTGATGGGCAGCTCACCAAGGTCTGACGGCAGCCAGCAAGCGGCGGCAGCCGCGCAGCAGCCGGGCCCGACGCAGCAGCCGACCCAGACATCGTGGGGCCGCAACGAACTGGCGGCGATGATGGCCTCGCCGCAGGCGCAGAGTTCGCTCGCGCAAAAGATCGCGGAAGAGACGATGGCTCGCAATGCGAGCATGGGTTACGGCGGCCGGGGGTCCAATGTCTACCAGGGCGGCGCCAGCTACACCGGCGGCACGCCGATGCGGAGGTGAGCTGAAGTGGCCTTCCAGCTCCCCGCAGGAATGCGCAACAACAACCCCGGCAACATCAAGTATGTCGGGCAGCCGGGGACGCACGCTTCGCAGAACCCCGACCAGGGCGACCCCCAGGCGGTCTACGCTTCGCCGCAAGCCGGCATGGAGGCGATGTACCGGCTGCTGGCGCTCAAATACAGCGGCGGCCGGCGGACGCCCCGGCAGATCATTGCCGACGCGGGCGGCTGGACGCCGGGCAACATCCAGGCGGCCGAGAATATCGCCCGCAGCGCCGGCATCGGCCTGGACGACGACATCGGCCTGAACGATCCGGCCCGGGCGCAGAAGTTCATGCGCGGGCTGCTCCTACAAGAGCACGGCGAGGCGTCGAACCAGTACGGCGACGACATGCTCGCCGCGGCGATCGGCGGCGGCGCCCAGCATCTCGGCCAGCCGCAGCAGGGCGGGCAGCCGCAGCAGCCGGCGGCGTTCCCCTACCGCCTCTACGGCGGCGCGGCGCGGCCGGATGCCATCAGCGGTATGGATCAGGCATTCCAAGCCGCGCTGCTCAACATGTACCAGAACGCCCCGCCCGAGGTGCAGAAGGAGCTCGGGCTAGCCTCCGGCTTCCGCAGCCACCAGCGGCAGCAGGAGCTGTGGGATCAGTCTGATAAGACCGGCCACACGGTGGCTCGGCCGGGCACATCGAAGCACGAGAGCGGCACCGCGGCCGACCTTTACGGCTTTGGCCTCAAGGGTGCCGGCGATGTCAGTCAGGCGACCAAGGACTGGGTCAAGGCGAATGCCGGTGCCTACAACCTCGCCTTCCCGATGGACTACGAGCCCTGGCACATCCAGCTCGCCAGCTCTCCGAGCAGCGGCGGCGGCGCCGGCACGCCGGTAGCGAGCGCAGGCGCAGCAGCCGCGCCACAGCAGGCGGCGGCGGCCCCGGGCAATCAGTTCGCGCTGCCGCAGACCGCGAAGGAGCGGCCGAAAAACTTCCTGCAAAGGTTCGCCGAAAACATTCAGGGCGCCGCTGGCGGGATGGATGCGCCGCGGCCCCAGGTGGCCATGCAGCCGCCGCCCGTCGCGGCGATCACCGCCGATAAGCCAGTCGCCCCGGTGGCCGCGATCGGCGCCCAGGATCCCGCCCGCCGGCAGCAGCTCGCCCAGCTCCTGGCGCAGCTCAATTCAGGAAAGTTGACGCTCTGATGGGTACGTTTCCCGAAGATCCCTGGGCCGGCAAGCGCGCGGCAACTCCCCCGCGCGGGCCGCGCGTCATCAAGACATCGGCCGACGATCCGGCGGCGCAGCCCGGCGGCGGCATGACGCTCGACGCGCTGATGCTGCGCCAGAAGGAGCTCGCCGGGAATAAGGCGGCGATGCCGGCAACCATGGGCACGCCGATGGAGGGGGTCTTCTACGCCCTACAGAAGGGCCTGGAGGGCTATCAGCAGGGCAAGGCCGAGCGGGATGTCTCGACCGGCCAGCAGGCTGTAGGCAACGCGCTGTCCTCGCTGGGGCCCAATGGCGAGCTGACGCCCGAGGGCAAGGCCGCGCTGAGCCAATACGATCCCGACATGTTCCTGAAGCTGTGGGCGCTGGAGCAGCAGAAAGCCAAGGTCGAGCAGTGGACGCCGATCCCGACGCCGCCCGGTGAGAACGGCCAGTGGTTCCGCAACCAGAACGGCGACGAGAAGAAGGTCGGCGGCGGAAGTCCAGGCGAGGGCAGCGTCAAGCCGACCGACATCTCGACGTGGCGGGGGCAGGTGCTCTCCGACGAAACCTACGTCAACGCCCGCAAGGTGGTGCCGACCTATCAGACCATGCTCGCAGCCGCCAATGACACCAGCGGCCCGGGCGGCAAGCCCGGCAAGATCTCCGACCTCGCCCTGGTCTATGGCGTGGCGACCATGCTCGACCCGGGATCGGTGGTCAAAGAGGGCGAGCAGATCATGGTCCGCGATGCGCAGAACCTGCCCGACTGGCTGCTCGGCAAGATCAACGGGCTCAATGGCGGCCAGGAGATCGGCGACGACACCCGCCTGCAAATCATGTCGCTGGCGCACCAGAAGGCGAGCAGCACGCTCGGCGCTTACGAGAACTTCGCCAAGGGCATGCGCGAGAGCGCCGCCCGCAACGGCTTCAACCCTGACGACATCGTGCCGAACCTGGGCACGGTCCAGCCATGGACGGGGCGTCAGCAGGATCCGAACAAGCCGCCCGCCTCGCCGCCTCCGCCGATCGTGCCGCCGAAGCCGCCCGGGCCTGCTCCGGCCACGCCAGCGCCAGCTCCCGCGCCCGCGCCTGCAACCGAGCCGCCCGCAGCGGCGGCCCCGGCCGCTCCCGACCCGCCGCGGATCGTCAAGACCGAGCCGCAGCCTGACGGCTCGATCATCTACACCATGTCGGACGGCTCGGTGGTGACGCAGCCGCCGCCAAGGAAGTGAGGGGGAGATGGCAGAGTTCCACGTCGTCATAAATGGTCAGCCGATTACGGTTGACGCTGCCGATCCAATCGAAGCCCACCAGAAGGCCCAGGCCGAGGCAGCCAAAGGGCCGGTTACGCGCGGCGTCGAGAGCGTCGGCACTGGCTTGCGGCAGGCAGGCGAGGGCACGCTCGGGACCGCCGGCAGCGGCGGCTCAATGCTTGGTGGTGCCGCGCGCTGGGCGGCCACCCAGGCCGACAAGGTGCTGCCTGAGAGCATGCAAATCGATCCCCAGCATGCCGGCGAGCAGGTGGCTGGCATCACGGACCCGATTATCAAGCAGCTCACCCCGGCGACCGGCATTGCCAATGTCGCGGAGGCGCTGCGTCGGCTCGGCATCATCGGTCCCGAGGCTGCTGCCACCACATCGGCGACGGTCGCGCCAACGATCCAGCAGGCGCACAGCGGCGCCTCCACCGCGATGGACAAGGTCGGCGCGAGTGGCCTCGATGACGCCACCTCCCAGGTGCCGCAGGGGCACCTCGATGAGACATTGCAGCTCCTCGGCAACTTCCTGACGCTCGGCGCCGGCAAGGGCGGTACGCTCGCCACTACGGCGAAGGTGGCAACCCCAACGCTCGCGGTCGAGGGCGGCGATCTCGTCACCGACGAGATGGTCAAGAGCGGCACCATCACCCCTGAAACGCAGATCGCCATCAAGACCCTACTCGGCATGGCCGGCGCGGGCGTGGGGAACGCTGGCGGCAGTGCCATGGAGGCGGGGCTGGTGCAACGTCAGGCAGCCCAGACGATCGGCTCAAATCGCGCGGCTGTCCGCGCTCTCTATGATGGGCTCTTGCGCGACTACAAGACGCCGGAAGCCGCCAAGCAAGCGATGGCCGATCTTGGCATCGACGCCACCTTGATGGATGTCGGCCCCAATTTGGAGCAGCTCGGCATCAAGGCCGCGACCTCGCCCGGCGAAGGGCAGGCGGCAGTCAAGCGGGTGCTCAATGAGCGCGAGGCGCAGACCGGAACCCGATTGAAGGATGACAAGGTCACGGCGCTCGGCCCCGAGGTCAATCGCGACACCGTCATGGCCGACAACAAGGCAGCGCGCAAAAGCCTTGGCGATCACTATCCGGCGGCCAAGGCAAATCAGGCGCGGCCGGGCGATCTGCAACCGATCGCCGATGCGCTCGACGGGGAGCTAGCCACCGCCCGCGGTGCCATGCGCGAGCCGTTGCAACGGGTCCGCGATGCGCTCGATGTTCCCGGCAAGAAGGGACAGCTCGATCCTACGGCCAGCGGCATGCATGCGATGCGCGAGGCGCTCGATCAGGAGATTGCCAAGGCCGAGAAGGGGTCACCGCTGTGGGGCAAGCTCAACGACTACCGCAAGCAGCTCGACACCGAGCTGAAGGCGGCGGCTCCCGACATCAAGGCGCTCGATGAGCAGGTCAGCAGCCTGCACAAAGAGCGTGAGGCTTTCGAGACGGGCGAGAAGGCGCTGAAGAAGGGCGGCCAGCCCGGCGAGGTCAAAAGCCCGTCAGAGTTCGATGTGATCTGGAGCAAGATGACGGAGCCTGAGCGGCGGCAAGCGGCATCGGGCGCCAGCCGGTTCATTGACGAGACGATCGGCAGCACCGACCGCGAGCGGAGCCGGCTCAAGACCGTGCTCGGTGGCGACTGGAACGAGGGCAAGCTGCGCACCATGATCGGCGACGAGAGGACGGACGCCTTCCTGTCCGCGCTCGCCCGTGAGGACACGTTCAAGGCAACGCAGCAGCGGATAGTTCACGGTTCTCGCACTCTGGAGGGGCTGGAGGACGGCAAACAAAGCCTCACCGAAGGCGTCGGAGAGGCCGCGTTCGGTGGCGGTGCCGGCGCTGGCTACAAGGGCGCGGCGGTCGCTGCTGGCGCCAAGCTGGGCCGCAACTTCCTAACCCGTATGCTGGCGACCAAGGGCAAGACCGAGGCGCTCAAGAGCGACATCGGCGAGTTGCTCGCCAGGGGGCGCGACGATGACGTGTTTGCTGCGCTGGAGAAGTTCCAACGGGAGAAGGGGCAAATATTGCCGGCGAAAGTGATCGCGGCGCTGCTTCAGCGCCAGAACGAACTTGGCAACCGACAATGATGTCACCAGCGATCTGGGCGACGGCCACGGCTTTTAGCGCGCATCACGTCGAACAGGATCAGCAAGGCGTAGACGCCGACAAGCGCAATGAGGTTCGGGAAGGTGAACAGTTCAGACATGATGTTACCAGCCCGCCTTTTCGAATGCGCCGAGGACAAGCATGGCAATGCAGAAGATGGAAAAGCCAGTGATCACGGCAGTGCTCCAGAGAGTTTGGGAGCCCGATATATAGTGGTTACGCTTGTGGATGACAACCCCTAAGACGCAGCAGGGCACGAGCTGCGCAGGGAACTGATGGAGAACGGAGATGTATGCCACGGCCGGCATTGATATGATGACGCAGCGAGGGAGCGCGCTAACGCTCGCCTCGCTACTTGCACCCGAACCTTGTCAGGAGGTCCGCATGCCACCTCGCATAGATATTACAGGTCAGCGATTTGGGCGACTGGTCGCGGTTGAGGTCATCTCAGCTAGCCGAGGCGGCATGATCTGGCGTTGTCGCTGCGACTGCGGCAACGCGCGCGCGGTTCAATTGAACAACCTTCGATCAGGCAACACCAGCTCATGCGGTTGTTGGGGCGCCGAGTGCTCTCGGCAACGTCGGCTCCGTCACGGAGAGAGCCTTACCCGCCCCTATAAGATTTGGGCCGACATCAAAAAACGCTGCCTCAATCCGCGCTGCAAAGCCTTTCCAGACTACGGCGGCCGAGGCATCTCCTTGTGTGAGGAATGGCAAACTTTTGAGCCTTTCCGCGACTGGGCCCTGGCCCACGGCTATGCGGACGACCTCTCCATCGACCGCATAGACAATGACAAAGGTTACTCGCCCGACAATTGCCGCTGGGCCGACCGAAAAGTTCAAGCCAACAACCGCCGTCCGCGCCGCCCGCGCGACGCGAATTAGACGGAGGACACAACTATGCCGTTCAATGGATCGGGCGTTTTTACTAGGTCGATGTCGTGGGTAAGTGACGCAGTTGCTGGAATTAAGATTAGAGCAGACCGTCATGATCTTGAGGATGATGGTTTTGCCGGTGGTTTATCACAGTGTATCTGCCGTGACGGGCAGAGCGTCATTACAGGTAACATTGCTTTTAACGGCAAGCGGATCATCAATCTCGGCAACCCGGTCGCCGATCAGGACGCGGTGACGCTCGCCTACCTGACCAAGCAGCCGTTGACGATCGCCGGCAACGACGGCCAGGGCAAGCTGACATTCACCGGCACCGAGAGCGACCCGACCGCCGGCCTGCCGCTCGGCCTCTCCTTCGCCCAGGCGGATTTGTTCTTCGGTGTACGCAAAGCCTCAAGCCCGCCCGGCATCGACGGTTCGGTCAAAAATCGCTGGGTCTGGAACGACAACGCCACCGGCACCGGCAACACGGTGATGCGGCTCGATGAGACCGGTTATCTCGATGTCGTCCAAATTGGCTCAATCGGCGGCTCGACTAGCGCCACTGGGATGACGATCTACGCAGCCAGCACTCTGACGCAGGGAGACGCCTTCAAGGCGCCAATCGTCGCCCTGCGGAGCGGCGGCTACGGCGCTGCCGCGTCCCGCAATGCCGTTGAAATCTTTACCGGCGGCGCGACCGGCGGCACTGCGGCAATGGGGGTCTGCGCGCAGTTCTTCGCCGACAAGACCCTGACTGTGCAGGGCAACATCACCAGCGCAGCCGGCAATTTTACCGCAGGTGGCAGCTATTTTGTGTCGGGCACGGCGAACGCCATCCTCTGCACCACCGGCGCCGGCGTTGTTTACTTCCGGCCGAACGGTGCAGCCAGCACGACCGGCCAAGGCTATATCGACGGCAGTGGCCATTTCGTCGCCGCCGGCAATGTCTATTCGAGCGCCGGCATTTTTTCCGCTGTAACGGGCGCGACATCGGTGGTGCTGGCAGCGCAGGGGCAGGGCGTGTTTCTCAGGCCCAATGGCCCAGCCAGCTCGGTGGGCCAGTGTTATGTCGATACTGCCGGCAATTTTAATGCGTATTCGGGCCTCTATGCCGCCGGCATCGTCCAAGCCAACGGGTCCGACGTGCGGATCATCGCCGATAGCGGCAGCGACGGCTATCTGTCCTTCTACACCTACGGTGGCGGCGCCGTGCAGGGCCGTCTGATCTCGGTCGATGCCGGCTCCAAGCTGACCCTCTGGCACTACACCGGGCATGTGTTTGAGAGCCACAACAACGGCAACATCCAGATCACCGGCAACACCGCCACCAAAGTCGGCGGCGGCACCTGGGCATCATCCTCCGACGCCCGCATCAAGAACGTGACCGGCCCCTATGATCACGGCCTCGCGCAAGTGCTGGCGCTCAATCCGGTGCGCTACACGCTCAAGGGCAACGACACGCTTGAGGCGGCCGAAGGCTCAGTGCCCTATGACAACTCGCCGAACCGCCAAGCGGCGATCGACGGCCTCTCCCTGGTCGGCTTCGTCGCCCAGGACATCGAGGCGACCATGCCCGGCATGGTCAAGCAGGGCGCTGGCTATATCGACGGCAACCCGGTGTCGGATCTGCGCACCGTCGATGTCTCAAACCTCACCTACGCGCTCGTCAATGCGATCCACGAGCTCGATGCCCGCATCAAAACCTTGGAGGCAGCATGACCCCGCAAACCACCCCCGACCAGGAACTGCGCGCCATGATCGGCGACTTGCTGATGCAGATCGCCATGTTGCGCGCGGAAAATGCAAATTTGAAAGCCGAGCAGCAGGCCAGGGCGAACGGCTACGACAAGGAAGCCACCGATGATTATCGACCTCAACCCCAGTGAGCCGGCGCGCATCGGCTGGCGGTTGCCAAGGGGCGTCCACGTCCGCGAGCAGTTCTATTTTCACGACCTGACCGGCGCTCGCGCCAACATGACCGACACCAACCCGCAGCTCGTGCTGCGGCCGCGCAGTCGCGGCGGTGTGCTCGGCTATGACCTCGACATGTCGGGCTATCCCGCGGGCGGTTACGGCACCGTCGATATCGAGGGCGGCGTGATCAACGACCTGAACGGCTATCTCGTGGAGATGTACTCGCGCGATGCCGCCGGCTCACCGACCGGCCTGCT